TCGACTAGCATCGCATATGATTTACCACCGCCTCTTGCTCCACCATAAAATACTTCTCTTTCAGAAGCTGCAAGAAATTGTGTCTGTGGACCTGAATTAGGTTTAAAGATAACTTCTTGGTTTTGTACATGCTCTTGTACATTCTTAGGAGCACTCTCGATTATGTCTTCAGTAAGAAGTTGAGTTTCTTTACCAGTAAGAGCTTTGTCAATAGTTAACAGTTTCTTCTTGGTATTTTCTGCTGCTTGTTTTGCAGAACGTAGAGTTTGTTCTGCTTTAGCTACCTTCTTACGAGTGCGAGCTAGAATCTGTTTGACTGACTTCTTGGCTTTCTGTTGTACTATTCTCTTCGGTTTCGGTGGTGCTATTTCTTGCAAGTCTTTTTCTGAGTCCGACATGTGATATGTATCTTCCTGTTTTTCTATGTAGCCATTGGGCAGTCTCTCTTAACGAACAAGTCTTTGAATATTCTCTTGCTTGATTAAGAGCATCTAATTCTTCTTTGATTGGTTCCAGATATTCTGGATCTTCTGATTGCTTAAAACCAAATGGTATAGTTCTAGCTCTCTTCTTGATCTTTATTGGTTCCATCTTTAGCTGGTAATATAAATATTCCATGCATAGCTTTCATATTTATATCTAATTGGTCTTTCTTTGAGATTCCCACTCGGTCTAATACTGAGTTGGCAGCTGCTAGACGAATATTAGAGTGTGGTGTGGTCCCGTCTTCGTCTAGTAGGTCTGTTAAACGAGTAGCTGCCTTGGCCGAGTGTGTGGAAAGGTGGGTCTCAGCCAATTCTGTAATCTCTTTTTTTAAATTTCGTACAACTTTGGGATAGCTATGCTCCGAGTACCCTGCTATTCTTGCGGCTTCTCGTGGATTTCCTCTTGCTTCGCCATACAGTGCGTCTAGAAACTTCTCTTGCATATCTGTTAAGTTTCTTTTTTGAGTTTTCGTTATAGAAGAATCCATTATTTGCGTTAACTATCTCCATTATTTCCTTAAAAGGAAGTTGTTTTACTTTGTTTATGTCTAGATCTAGCATAATTTGTATATATTATCCGTGATGACCCCTTTTGTTCTACTGAAATGTGCGTGTATGTGTGTCCTTTGAATAATATATAAGTATATTATAGTGCTTATATGCAATTTTGTCAAGTATTTTTTTTAATTTTATTAATATGTGACAATTTGGTACTAGACAAAATTGATAACAGGGTGTATAATGTTATTAGGTACCACCAGGGGGGCCTAACATCTATACTAGACCTATTTATACATACCCCCTAGGGATATTCCAGGGAATATTGTCGGAATATTTAGCCCTAAAATATGGCCCCTAGGTGGTTTACATGGACTTCAGGGATTTTCTGGTAACTGGGTATATCTATCCCCATATAGTGGGGTGTACCCTCGCCATGCCCTAGTGCAAAATCAAGTCAATCGCAAAAAAAATAAAAGGTTGCCCTAGTTTATGGCTTGGGGGTTGCCCTAGATTTAACTAGGGTTGCTTTGGGTTAACGCTTGGGAACGCTTGAGGTATCTTGAATTTTAGTTAGCTAGTGCAACCTTGTGAACCATTAAATTATTTTTAAGACAAATAAAAAAAAACCCCAGAGGGTTAGTCTGGGGTTTTAATTGAGTTAGCTTTTATTAACTAGCTTTTTTTTGTGTGTTTTCTTTTGGTGTGTACTTAACTTTTTTTCCTGTGAAAATTTCATAATTTTCTGGATATAAGTTTTTATAACTTGAGTGATAAGTATTCATTGCTGTGTATAACAATGCCATTTTCCCAAAAGTTTTTTCATCATGCCTTTCAAAATCATTTTCAATATCTTTTGTTAATGACTTTGTTAACCTTTCAATGTCAGCACTAATACCTTTTAATTTAGTAGCTGAACCATCACTAGCTTTATTACTATTGAACCATGACAAACAAACTTTTTTCAATTCACTAAATGATAAGTAAATTGAATTTGGGTTCTCATCTTTGTTTAAGTTTGGCATATACTCATTAATAAAATCACAATTAACAAGTACCTTACCTTTTTTGTTAAGTTTGCTATCAGCAATTATAGGTTTATCAAATTCTTTTGATGCTCTAAAAATTGCAATACTACAAACTGAACTATCTCTAACAATAGTCCATTCATTTTTATTTTCTTTTGAATTCCATTTACCTTTAGGATTTTCAAAAAAACACCAATCAACCCATGATTTTGTGAACTCTGTAATATCCGAATTCTTAAAACCATTAATGGTTTCTAATGTTGTTTTCTTAACAACATCATTCCCATTTGAGTCTTTTTCTTTGTAGTGCTTTGCAAACTCATATTCTTTTTTGCTCATAGCTTCGAACTGAATTAACAAACAACTATTTCTATTATTTGAACTATTAATTTGGTTTGTGTTTTCATCACCTACCAATTTAATAAATTCAGCTTTTTTTTGGTTTGCTGTTAGTACATTTTTTGTCATTTTATTTTCCTATTAGATTAACCAATAAACTTTTGTTTATTTTTAAATTAATCATTACGTATATTATTAGTTTATTTTTTTATTTACGTCAAATTATTTATTCACACGTGTGAATACTTAAATTAATATTGATTTTACTAGCTTTTTAGAACCACCCCCCCTAATTGCGATTGATAATCATTCTCAATTAATAGCTGTGATATTCCATTTTTGCATAGGGTTATAGGTTGTATTCCATTCTTGCATAGCTAAAGCACTTGAGCCATGCAGAATTGACATACCTCATTTGTAATGTTATATTATAACAATAAACAATTAACAATTTGAGGAGTTAAACAATATGAGTACAAAAAATAAAACAAGTATTGAAATAGAATTAAAAAAATTAAATTCTAATTTTAATACTTTCAATAAAATAATGAGTAGCTTTTTAGTTATTGCTACAACTGAAAGCACATTTAAAAATAAAACTAATAAAGAAATAAAAACAATAGTTCCTGTTGTGAGTAGTACATTAAAAGCAATCAATGAAAGTATATATGACAATTAATACACTTTTATATGGTGGTTTTTTCTTAATCATCACTGGGGTAATTCTTTTTGTAGTTTCAATAATAAAGTTAAGAGAAATAGAACGAGAAGAATTTAGAAATGAACAGCTACACAAAGCATTTATGAAAGCGAGAAAAATAAAAAAATGATATACATACTAGGATCAATTAACATTGTGATATGGGGATATCTATTGGTATTACTCATTCAATCATTCGCTTGACATTAAGAAATAAAAGGCGTAAGCTATTATTATGAAAACAGAAAGGAGAAATATGCAAACTACATTAGCCACATTTTTTTGGGCTACGATAGTTTTATTGATAATCGCTAGTCTAAGTTAAAATGTAAAAGGAAAACGTAATGGAAAGTGAAACGTGAAACCCCTTGTGTCAGCTTGACGCAGGGGGTTTTTTATTATACTATGTATAAATAAACAAAAGGAGTCTTATGATAATAAAAGGCGATCAACAAAATGACTTGAGGACATACAGATTTGCCAATGGTTATACCTTGCAAGAAACTATGTTGCTTCAAGCATTAAAAACACAAGCTGAACATGGTTTGCTTATGACTAATCCTAGAGTTACAGGTTATACGTCATTTGCAAAAGCTGTGATTGGTGTATTTAAACTAGGCAACGATACACCAAAGACTTGTAAAAAGTTATATCAACACTTAAAAGAGAAAGGATACTATGACAGATCAAACTAGGTGGGGCATAGACCTTGTTCAACAAGAGAACAAGGCTAAGAACTACGACAAGCAAAATAGTATCAAGCTACAAAAAGCTAGAGATATCTACAAAGAAAGCAAAGGGCTTGATTATATTTCAGAGCATATGAAAAAACAATTTGACGAAATAATGTTAGGAGGTAGTTAATATGTCAGATATGGAAGCTATTGATAAAAAAATTAATGAAGTTGCTAACGATCATCTTGATGGATTAGAGGATTCATTGAAACATATGGATTTAGATAGTATCAGATTAGAAGTAAATAAAATGCTTGATGATTGTGATATAAATGAACTTCAAAAAGTTGCAAAAATATTAATAACTATGGCTAAAAAA